GCTCACGCCCGGCGCGAGCTTGCGCCAGGGCGCACCCCAGGGCGACCGCGCCATGCGGAAGCCCAGCTGGATGCGCGTGCGCAGGACGCGCGCGAACGCCTCCAGCGCGCGGATGGTCGTCGGGCTGGTGCTGCCCAGCTCGCGGAACTTCGCCTCGACCTTGTCGGCGATGGCCTGGAACTTAATCACAGCCGCGCAGCCCTCCCAGCGGGTCGTCGCAGCAGCGCTCGCCCACGAAGGGCGCCAGGCTGCGGTCGGTGAAGGTGCGGCAGTTGCGGCGGTAGCCGACGCGCCCGGTGGGGTTGTCCGGCTCTTCCGGGGTCACGTCCTCGACCACCAGGACGGCGTCGCCATTGACCAGGTCTTTCAGGTATTCGATGGCCTGGTCGCGGCGGTTGCGGACTTCCTCGCTGGAACGCTGCGCCCACAGCTCGTAGCGGGTCAGGTCAGCGGCGACGCCGACGATTTTCGCCGGCGGGACGGTCAGCGGCAGGGAAAAGGTGCGGCCGGGAATGGCGGCCAGGTAGCTGTCGATGGTCTCGCTGGCGTCGGACGCCGCCCGCGCGAAAGCCAGGCTGGCGTCCCCATTGGTCGCCAGTACCTGGTCAAGCTCGCGCTGGGTGAAGCGCTCGGCATAGCCGGTTTCGTCAACGTAGGCCACCTGGCCACCTTCCCGGTCGTGTTGCGGTGATTACTGCGGGGTGTCGTCGCCGGCGTCGCCGGTCGGCGCCTGGTCGCCCGGCGCCAGCGGCACGTCGCCGTCGGCCGGGGTGTCGGCGGTGCTGGTCTCGGCCGCCGTCGCGCCCTTGTCGTCGTCCACCAGGACGCCCTTTTCCTTCAGGGCTTCGCCGTCGGACTTCGCCAGGTCGATGGCCTCGCCGGCCAGGTAGCGCACGCCGCCGCTGCGCACGGACTTGCCGGCCGCGACCACGTAGCGCTTCACCGGGTCGGGGGCGGTCTTGCCCTCGGCCGCGGCCTTCACGGCGTCGGCCTTGGCCGCGTAGCCGGCGCCGGCCTTCGCGGCCGCGGCGTCGCCGGCCGTCTTCGCGGGGTTGCTGCCCGCCTTGGGCGGGGTCTTCGGGGCCGCGGTCTTCGTCGCGGCGGTCTTCGTGGCCTTGGCCATGTTCGCGTTCCTCTAGGGTCAGGGGTGGGTGGAGCGTGTCGCGGGTGGTCGGAAAGGGCGCCGGGGATCCGGCGCCCTCCTGGTCAGGCGATGACCTCTTCCAGCAGGTAGCCCGCTTCCTTCGACTGGATGATTTCGCCGACCGACTCGCCGACGCGCACGCGCACGGCGCCGCGAAGGCCGGTCTTCGGCTCCGGGATGGACTTCGCCACGCGGCTGCCGAACTCGGCGGTGAAGCCCCAGGACGGTTCGCCCTTGGCCGACACGATGGGCGCGCGGCGCAGCAGGGCGAAAGACTTGCCCCACACGCGGGCGTAGACCGGCGTCTGGCCCGGCTTGGCCGTGTTCACCCAGCCGGTGCCGACCAGGATTTCGTCCAGCTCGAAATAGGCCGCCAGCTGCTGGGCCGACACGATGCCCTTGCCCGAATCGTTGCCCGTGATGGCCTGCACCAGGGCGACGTTCTTCCGCAGCTTGTTGTAGACCGCCAGGCTGGTCACGGCGATGTTCGGCCGGGCCAGCGGGGTGCTGATGGCGTCCAGGATGGTCTGCGACGGGTCGCTGGCCGGGTCATCGAACTTGTCGGTGCCGGTCAGAATGTCGCTGTGGTTGTAGTTGGCGTCGTCCTGCACCAGGTTGGCCACGCGAATCTCGCGGCCCAGGGCAATCAGGTTGGTCAGCCCTTCGGTGGCCTGGCCCAGCGGGTCGATGCCGCTGCCGGCGGGCACGTCGGCAATGTCATCGTTCGGCACCACGTCGTCCAGGCCGTGGTCCTCGGTGCCGCCGGTGCGCTCGATGGCGGTGAACTCGACCTCGGTCGGGCGGCCCTTGCGGCCGACGATGGTCACCGGGACGGTGATGCCCTCGGCGAAGTCGTACTCGTTCCACTTGAAGGTGGTCTTGCCGACCTGGACGCGCGGCATCACGCGGTCGGCAATCATTTCGCCGTTGCGGAACGCGATGGCGATGCCGGTCAGGCGGGGGTCGTTCGGATAGGGGCGGTGCATGGCGGGTTCCTCTAGGTTTTCAGGGTCAGGGGTGGATGCGGGGAACCCGCGATTAGGCTCCGGTCGCCATCACGCCCAGCTGGACGTGGACGGTGCCCAGGTCGCCGACCACGCCCGCCACGACGGCGAAGCCGACCAGGCGCTGGCCGGCGGTGGTGGCCACGATGGCGCGGCCCTGGGCGTCGGAAGTGAGCGGTGCGCCGCGGGTGACGGTGCCGCCGTATTCCACGGTGGCATAGCCGCCGCAGACCACGTCGGTCACGTCATTGGCCGCGGCCGGCAGCGAGCCGTGCACGCCCATGAGCGGGTCGGCGGCAGCAGCGGCCTGGGTGATGGTGGCGTCCGCCGACGCGCCCGCCCGCACGATGCGGTGCTTGGCGATGGCCGCGGTGGCGCGGTAGGACTTGATGAACATATCGGTGCGCATGGCTTGAACCTCGGGTCAGGGTGGGGCGGTGGCGGGTGGTCAGGCGGTGGGCGTGGCGGCGGCGGTTACTCTTCCTCGCCGCCGTTCGGGGACTCCACGGACACGCCGGCCTCTTCCAGGACCAGGTTCGTGGCTTCGGTGAAGCTGATGGTGCGGCCCTGCGACTTCTGGATTTCCTCGCGCTTGGCGGTCGCCTTCGCGGCCAGCTCGCGCGGGGTCATCGCGCCGGCGTTGCCGGTGGTGTTGCCGCCGCGCTCGGTGTAATCGACCGACTTCGGCAGGCTGGCCAGGAACGCCGACATGAAGGCGCGCGGCGACAGCTTCGGCACCGGCTTGCCTTCCTCGGCCTCGCCGAACTCGATGGTGGCGGCGTCGGTGCCGTCGGGCAGGTCGGCCATGAAGTTGGCCACGGCCTTGCGCTGGGCCGGCAGCAGCTTGCCGCCCTTGACCAGCGGTTCCAGGCTGGCGTCGATGGCCGCGACGGTGGCCATGCGCTCGGCCGCGGCGATGGCGGTTTCGCGCTCCTGGAACTGCGCCACGGCGGCCTTGTTGCGCTCGTTTTCGGCCTGCAGGGCCGCAATCTGTTCGGGGGTCATCGTCGGGGTCTCCGGGTTGGACGGTTCGGTGTAGGACGGCAGGGTGTTGCTGGTGGTGGTGGCGTTGCGGGCGCGCTCTTCCTGCCGCATGGACTGGCGCTCCAGGTCTTCGATGTTCCAGGCCGGCACCAGCTTGTCGGCGGTCTCGGCGCCCTTTTCGGCCAGCAGCCAGTCGCGCACGCCGCGCAGCGCGCGCGCCGCGCTGCCCATGAAGCTGGCCAGCGCCCAGGCTTCGTCGGAGTCCGCGGCGAACTCCACCACCTTGTCGGGCGCCGGGTCGGCGCTGAAGTCCACCGGGTCGGCGTCGGCGCTGAACTGCACGTCGCCCAGGCCCTTCAGCGCCGGCGGCACCGCGCCCAGGAAGCCGATGTGCTTCGGGTACAGGTTGCCCGGCGACGGGTTGTTCGGATGGTCGGGCATGTACCAGGACGCGCTGCGGTTGCGGTAGGCGCCCTGCTCGACCAGCTCGCTGAACTCCGGGTTCACCTTGTCCGGGTGCACCACCACATGGCCGTCTTCGTAGGTCAGGGATTCGGCCCAGCCGTAGGCCCGGTCCTCGGTCTTCGGGTGGCCGATGACCAGGGGCGCCGCGTACAGGGTCGGCGAGTAGACCGACACGGCCCGCTTCAGGTCTTCCTCGGTGAACTCCACGACGGTGCCGCACGACGCGCGGTGCTTGCCGGGGCGGAAGATGCGGAACGGTTTCATGGTGGGCAGGCTCCAGGCGGTCGTCGGGGCGGTTCAGGCCGGGATGATGGTTGCGCCGCAAGGGGCGGGAAAGGTGCGGGTGCCCGCAGCGGGAAGCCGCAGGGCGCCGGGTCGAAACAGCAGAACAATGGGCGCTTGCGTCGCCCTGCTACTTATGGCAGCATCACACCCACACCACCCAGGAGCTGCACCGATGGCCAAGCCGACCGCCTACACCGCCACCCACAAGGGCGAGACCTTCACCAGGAAGTCGCACCGCACCTACACCCACGCCGTGGTCGCGCCGAACGGCAACGGCACCCACTACTGCGCGGGCTGGTGCGGTCGCCTGGACCTGGCCAACGCCCTGGCCGGCCGCACGCCGGGCGGCATCGTGGTGCCCGCGGAGACCGTGCTGTGACCCCGCGCCAGCGCCAGGCCCGCGCGCCGCTGGTCGCGGCGCTGGCCATCATCGACCTGGTCGCCGTCGCGTGGGCGGTGACCGTTGCCCTGGAGTGCATCCGATGATTGAACAGCGCCACCCCACCGACCGCGTGACCCCGGTCGAAGTCGGCGACCCCATCCGCTGGACGCTGCCCGACGGCGAGCGCGACCACCGCGGCACCACCGACGCCCGCGGCTGCTACTACCTGGTCGGCCCGCTGGACGACGTGTTCGTGGCCGTGCGCGTGTCCAGCGTCCTGGGCCACGGCGGCCAGCGGCCGCACCACGAAACCCTGCGCCATTGCCAGACCCTGGAAGCGGCGATGCAGGCGTGCCAGGACGCGGAACATCGCCGCGCCTGGGCGCTGCTGTCCGACACGGCGCGCGCGCTGCTGCTGGGCGCCAGCCAGGCGGTGCCGGCATGACCCGGCGCGAACGCCTGGCGCTGGAGCTGGCCCTGGCGGCGCTGGACGCCCTGGCCACCGAAGTGCTGGAGCTGCGCGAGCGGGTGGAGCGCGCGGAGCGCGACGCCTGGAACGCCGAAGTGGTGGCCACCATGTGGCAGGACGCCGCGGAACAGGCTGCGGCCGCGCGCGAGGACGTGACCCTGGCCATCACGCGCGACGGCCAGGTGTTCGCCGCCCAGGTGGCGCCGTGACCATCCCGACCGTGTCCCTGGTGCTGCACGACGCCGACAGCATCCGCGTGCTGCGCGGCGCGCTCGCCGGCGCGGTGCGCCTGCACCAGGCCAGCGCCACCTACCACGAAGAGACCGGGAAGATTCGCCGCGCTGCCGGCGACACGGCCGAAGCGAACCGCCACAAGCGCCAGGCCGCGGAGTACCGCCGGCGCGAGGCTCTAACCCAGCAGCTGGTCGAACAGCTGCCCGACGACACGAAGGGGAACCGATGAAACCGCAAGCCGTCCGGCGCTCGCCGCGCTACTTCGCCCTGCGCGCCTGGTGGCGCCAGCTCGACCTCGCCACCCAGGCCGACGCCGTCTTCGGCGCCGTCGTGCTGCTGGGCTGGCTGTTCCTGGGCATCGCCCTGCAGGTGCTGGAATGAGCCGGCGCGAGCGCAGCGAGTGGGCCGCGAACGCCCACCTGGCCAGGCCCGACCGCGCGCGCAAGCTGCGCGACCAGCGCCGCGGCCCCACCTGGTCGCTGAAGGTCACCACCGTGGCGAAGGTCGTCGGCGCGCTGCTGGCGGTCCTGGCCATCCTCGACCTGGCAGGTGTCCTGTGAAGCCCCGCGGCCAGCTGGTGCACGCGGTCTGCCAGTGCTGCGGCCGACCGTTCACCGCGCGCCAGGCCGACCGCAAGCGCGGGTGGGCGAAGGCGTGCGGGAAGTCCTGCGCCGCGCGCCTGCGCGAGCGCCGCGGGCTGCCGATGCCGCGGGCTGTCGTCGGGCTCGATGCGCCCGGGGTGCTGCGCACCGACGGCCCGGAATTCCAATTCGTGGACGTGCCCCGTGGCGACCTTTGACCTGGACGCGCTACTGGCCAAGGTCAGCAGGCCGAAGACCCGCGCCGAAGCCGTGCGCGACGGCGACCTGGTGGACTGCACGCGCGCTGCCGCCTGGCTGGGGTTCCGCGTCGATGCCGCCATGACCACCGGCGCCTGGGAAGAGACCGTCGGCGTGCACGACGCGCGCGCCACGGTCCAGGAACGCGCGGACGCCGGCACGCGGCTGCGCA